GCAACTCGAGGTGCTGTCCAAAGGACAACGTGAGAGAATCGTAAAAGAAACCCTAGAAAAGAAAGGTGTAAATCCTAAGGCAATTCGCTTAGTCCTAAAGGACTTGGATGAGGTTAACGAGGAGTCAGTCAATAACTGGCTCGATGATAACGCAGACTTGTTCGGACTAGAAGTGCGCCAGGATGCACCCGAAGTAACTAGCCAAAATCGTGCGGCACTACGCCAGCAAGACTTGGTGACACAGGGTGCAATAACACCTGATAGAGCAGAAGACATGTCGATGAGATTAGACAACGCGCAATCCGCGGAAGAAATCATCAACATGATTTACGGCTCACAAAATTAATCATAGTTTCTAACTACTAATAAAGGAAATAACCTACATGGCTAACGCATATGTATCAACAGATTCAGGTTCCCTCGGAGGAACCGCTGGTGCTGCTGGTTTAGTACAGAAGGCTTACGACCGACTTCTTGAATTCGCTCTACGTTCAGAGCCACTAATTCGTTCAGTCGCAGATAAGCGCCCAGCCAAGCAAGCAATCCCAGGCTCAACAGTAGTTCTACAGAAGTACGTAGACCTATCACCAACAACAACTGCTCTAACAGAGTCAGTGGACCCAGATGCAGTAGCAATGTCTACACCAACATCTGTAACAATCACACTTAACGAGTACGGTAACTCAGTACTTGTAACACGTGCATTGGAACTGTTCTCACTAGCAGATGTAGACCCAGCGATTGCAAACATCATCGCATTCAACCTAGCAGATTCAATCGACGCAGTTGCAATGACAACATTGCGCGGCGGTTCAAACGTAATCTACGCAGGCGCAACAGCAACATCAACAGCAACAGTAACTGCTGCAGCAACACTATCTTCTGCAAACATCCGCAAGGCTGTTGCGAAGTTGCGTGCTAACAAGGCAGTGGCTCGTAAGGGCTCACTATACTGGGCTGGCCTACACCCAGAAGTTTCACACGACCTTCGTGCAGAGACAGGTTCAGCAGGATGGCTATTGCCAAACCAGTACGGTTCATCACAGGACCGCATCTGGGCAGGCGAGATTGGTACATACGAAGGTGCATACTTCGTAGAGTCACCACGTCTATACAACGCAACAGACGGAGCATCATCTGCTCGCGTTTACCGTACTATCATCGCTGGACAGCAAGCAATGGCAGAAGCAGTGGCAGAAGAGCCACACGTAGTAATCGGACCAGTAGTTGACAAGTTGATGCGTCACCGCCCAATGGGTTGGTACGGCGTACTAGGCTTTGCTCGCTACCGCGAAGAGGCACTATACCGAATCGAATCAGGTTCATCAATCGCATAGTTGATTGACGGTTGAGCAGGGGGAGCAATCTCCCTGCTTAGCAGTAAATCCATTAGAAGGAGAATCATGGCAAACTGGACGTTCACACCACCATATGTACTAGAAGGCCCATCTGGAGGACATAGATTGTTTTACTTTGCCAATCTGCGCAAAGGCATTACAATCGTAAAAAGTGATGGCGAGTACTATCAAACTCGCTATCCAGTAGATGAAGACTTGCTAGAGTACGAAGAAGTATATCGCGGTGGGTACGAGCACACGGTAGATGATGCAACAAAGGCGGCACTAATTGCAGGGGGCGTAGATGTCACGGAAGAAAACTTTACAGAACAGTAAGTGCGACCATATTACTAAAGTAGTAAAGTGGGGCTATAACTTAATAGATGGCGACATGGTTTCATATGTAGCACTGTACGGATGTACTGAGTGCGATGAAACATCAGAGAATCCATTCGTATCAGATGACTTCGAGGCTATAGACCATACCAAGTGTGGTGGTCCATTTGAATGCTTCGGATGCAAGGCAAAAGGTCTACAACTTAATACTGGAGATGCAACAAGAGATATTTCTGACAAGAAATGGACCTCAGAGTTGCAGGCATACAGAGATGCTAAGGCTCAAGGAATTCAACCAGGAGGCACATCACGTGCTCATGTTGAAGCAGCCTATGCAGCATCAGAGACTATGGGTAAAGCCTATAACTCTGAGACAATGCCTAAGGCACATCAGATAGATAAAAAAACCACCGAAGTCATGAAAGAGATTGGACAAATATAATGTGCATTAAATGTGGATGTGGCAAGAAAAAGGGACAAGCAGGTTACGGTATGGGCAAGCCTGGAGCAAACACTCCTATGAAAAAGGTTGCTAAGCGCGTAGCGAAGAAGACAGCAGTAGTCCGTAAGAAGGGTATGTAATCATGGCAGCAAAGAAGAAAGCCGCTAAGGGTTCAATAGCAAAGACATTTGATGCTACTAAGATTACTGGCAAGTTAACCCCACAGGACCAAGCAAGCCTTGCTATGTTGAAGAAGAAGTACGGAGCATCAACCTACAGAGGCTACGACAAGTAAGATGGCAGCCAAGAAAGCAGCAAAGTCTAAAGTAAACGCTGCTGGGAACTATACCAAACCTGGTATGCGTGCCTCACTCTTTAAGAAGATTAAGGCTGGTTCCAAAGGTGGAGACCCTGGTGAATGGTCTGCACGTAAGGCCCAACTACTTGCGGTTCAGTACAAGAAGGCAGGCGGAGGCTACAAGTAATGGCACTAGCCAAATCACAGCAGTCACTCAAGAAGTGGACTGCACAGAAGTGGAAGACTTCTGATGGCAAGCCATCTAAGGGTAAGAAGAGATATTTACCAGCAGCAGCATGGGCTGCGTTAAGTCCTGCAGAGAAAGCAGCGACTAACAAGGCCAAGGCTAAAGGTAATGCAAAAGGTAAGCAATTCGTAAAACAACCTAAAGCAGTTGCAAAGAAAACAAAGGGTTACAGATGAAAGACTCACGATTAACACGGGCTGGAGTAGCAGGCTTTAACAAGCCAAAGAAAACTCCAAGCCACCCTACTAAGTCACACGTTGTTGTGGCTAAGGTAGGTAGCCAGGTCAAAACCATTCGCTTTGGACAACAGGGCGTTTCTGGCTCACCTAAGAAAAAAGGAGAGTCTGCATCCTATGCAGCACGACGTAAGTCTTTCAAAGCAAGACATGCAAGCAATATATCCAAGGGAAAACTAAGTGCCGCATATTGGGCAGACAAGGTGAAATGGTAATGGCAATGAAATCAGTAACAGGGAAACTTCGCAAAGGCGGAGGAAAAGGTTTATCAGGAGATGCTCTAGTTGGCAAGGTATCACAGTCAACTATCGATAGCATCAAGAAGATGGGTATGACAGAGGCTCTTAAACTTGCTGGCAAGAATGGCGCAACTGCAGGTGGCGCAGCACGTGAGTTCCAAGAGGGTGTACGTCGCATGTATGGCGCAAAGCGTCTTACAGAAGCAAAGACTAAGTATGCCCCAGTTAAGGCTAAGTCTGCAGATGCAGCACGTGGCGCAACAAAGCCAACAGCAACCAAGCCAGCGGCTAAGCCAGCAGCAAAGGGCTCATCAGCAGGAACCAAGGCTAAGGTCATTGGCGGAACACTAGCAGCAGTTGCACTAGCGGCTAAGGGTGGTCCAGCAGGTCGTAAGGCAGCAGCAAAACTCGCTCCAGGACTTTCAAAGTCAGCAGTTGGTAAGGCGTTACTTGGCACAGAGGCTAAGATGTCACCAGCAATGTTAGCAAAGTTCAAGGCTTCACAGGGTGCTAAGGCAGCAGCAGCGAAGGTTACAGTTGGACCTAAGGGTTCATTCGGTAAGACCACAATGCAGCAGGCTAAGTCAGGTAAGGGTACTCCATCAGAGTATGCAACCAAGGCTGGACAGAATCAGGCACGTGCATCAATCAAGGCTAAGAGCCCAGATGCAGCACGCGCACAAGCAACTAAGGTTACAAAGAAGAAGGCTGCTGGAGCAACTCTAGCATCAAACAAAAAGACTAAGTAAGCAAAGGTGGGGACAATGGCACAAGAGACAGTATCAATCGCTTGGTGTGACAACGGCAACGTCGATGGCAAATTTATGCAAGGCGTTGTCGATGTCATGCTCAAGTCTGGAGTTAAGTTCGAAACTTCATTACGCAGTCAGGGTAATCAAATTGCCCGTCAGCGTGAGAAGGTAATCTCCTACTGGTACGAGAACAACAAGTCTGATTGGCTGCTCTGGGTTGACTCAGATGTAGTAATCAGCGTAGACAAGTTCAAACTCCTATGGGACAATAAAGATGCTGAGAAGCACCCAATTGTAACTGGAGTCTACTTCACTACAGATACACCAGAAGACCCTCTAATGATTCCTCTACCTACAGTGTATGAGTTTGCAGAGGCAGATGGAGTGATTGGCATTCAGAGAATGCATCCACTTCCAGATAACAAGTTTATCCAAGTTGGCGCAGCAGGTATGGGATTTGTTCTCATGCACCGCAACGCGGTAACTAAGATTTTGGAAGCAGTCCCTGGAGCGCCACTCTTTACAGAGGTTGGCGTAGATAAGTCTTTCATGGGTGAGGATATCTACTTCTTCGCACTATGTGACAAGGCTGAGGTACCAGTATGGTGCCACACAGGAGCAACTGTTCCGCACATGAAACGATTCTCATTTGACGAGCACTACTACAAAGCATTTTTTGGTGGAGTTAAAGAAGAAAAGAAATCTAATTTAATCTTGCCAAAGCAAGGGTTAATTACACCTAAGAAGGGTTAAACAATGGCACTAGGTAGAGCAGGTAGTAGTCTAACAGCAGAACTCAATAGGCTTGCTGGAACTGTTGGTCTTGATGAGCAAGGTGCTGCTAATGCTTGGGCTGGTACAACTGGTCTAGCAACTGTTGGCGCACTAAACATCAAAGCACAAGCAGCACGCACACGTGACAAGTTCAAGGATATCGATGGTATCTGCAATGAACTTGCTGGAACTACTGGACTTGCAGCACCTGCTGCCTTAAGGAGCATCAACGCATGACCACACTAAATGAAATGATTGATGAGGTTGTACTCAACCTTGCAGGATACACATTCCAGCAAGACCGAGCAACTTACCTAAAGAC